ATTAATATTAGTGGGCAGATTTTTAAGTAGATGTCTGTAGTTTTTGCTAGCACTAGGTTCACCGCCATTTATATCTAAATGTACAATCCTATCAGTAGGCAATGACCAAAAGTTTTTAGAATTGTTTACTATTATGTAACTTGGGTGCTTTAAGCTTCCAATTTTAGTGCTATGATTTTCGTCGCAAGTCAAACATCCACTGTTACATAAATTATCTAAAACGCCCCCTACTGTAATATAATTGGAAAGTTTTTGTAGTTTATGAAATTTAATTGCGTCTAATCTTATACTGCTACCATTGACAGATTCCGTTTGTTTACATCTTTCACATTCATCAGGCCATTCATCATTGATCATTTTTAATTTTATATTATGTAACCAATCGCTTTGTTCTAGTTCGTTCAATGAGCTAAATTGTGGAGGATGTACCATATGGCCGCAGCGACTAATTGTTTGGTTAGGATTAAGCCTTACGAAATGATTCAACCTCGGACATTTCATTTTATCATTAAATCTACGGGATCTTTAATTGGCATAGCTGCTACAATGATCCTTGGAAATTTTGCCGACGGACCGGGCATAACGCGATGAGGAATCCAAGAATTAAAAATGATAGGTTTTTCGTGCATATTATAACTGGTGATTAGTTTGTACTTTTCTTTTACAATATAATGTAACGGCTCTAAGTTATATTGCAAAGTGTTAGTGTGCGCATTCATGACGGTACCTAAACTTTCTAAGTCTTCTTTAGGTATTTCATACCATTCTGTATATATATTTTCTGTATTAAGTATTGGAAAATTAATTTTATAGTTTAATGGCGGTACATCAATGTGTAAAAACAATCCGCTATCTTTCATTGATTCAGTTAATAAACCTATTACAATTTCTCTAATAGGAATCTTAATTGACTTCATATAATTAATTAAAGTAGGACATCTTCTACCTAAATCTTTATATTCAATCTTTTTCCAAAACTGATTATCTTGCAATTCAGTCAAAAAATTTGTATTATTATCTACCCAATCTAAAATTTCTTCTTGGATTTTATCTAAGCAATCACATTCTAATTCTAAATGTGTGTGATTTTTTTTTGAATCTGATGGATAATTGAAGTTGTCAAACATCTATTATTTTTCCTAGCTCAATAGATCTATGAATTATTTCTTGATAGACATCTGGCTGTTTTGTTTTTAAAAAATCAACAATATCCTTAAATCTAACTGTATAACCCAATAGAGTTTCTGTTAGAATTTTATCTATTGAAATATAAAATTCAACTTTTTTATGATTTTTGAAATATGTTTCAATATCATAATCTCGATCTTGCTTGTTGCTTACGTAAGTTGTAATTTCATTTAGTTTATCTATATGATTAATTTTTATTTTAGCATTGGTAAATCTCTGCAAATTGACTAGCCAGTAAAATTGCGGACAATAATGCCTATTTAAAAACAAGTTTTCTCTAACAATATGCAACATTGTTTTTCTGTCTAAAGCAAAGTTTTGCGCTAGATAAGATTGAACTCCTGATAAAAATCTATCATACGGATCTCTAACAAATATTTCTATTACTTTTATATTAGAAATATCTTCTTGTGCTACAGTTTTATAACCTTCACGTAATAAACTGCTTGATCCATTTTTTTGTATAGGGTAAACAAACCGTTGCGAGTTTATTTGTAAAACTTCGCAACGGTCGGGAAAAATAATGTTATCAAGTTGGGATAACATTTATTGTGTTATTGTTTACTACGATTTCTAATCATCGCGAGAATGTCTTCGGCTCGCTGACTTGAAGGTTTGGCCGCGGCAGCTTGCACAGGCGCAGTTGCCACTGGCGCATCGTCTTCCTCGTCTGCATCAAAGGGCGCAGCGGATTGAACTGGTGCCGTTGCGGCTTTAGCAGTTGGTGCAGGAGCAGCAGTCTCTACATCGTCACCACCTCGACCTTGGAAGCCGCTAGGCTTGTAGTACTGGCTCCAACGATCTGGGTCGTATGCTTGACCGTCAACCGACGCTTCGAACATTTCCTTAAGAACCTTGAGTTCTACTTCGCCTGGGCGCTTGGGCAGGAAGTCTGCGAGATTATAAAGACCAAAACTATCAATAGCACCTTGTTCTTGTGCTGTCAGTGCAGTCTCTTTACGACTCCACTTTGATGTTGAGTAGTCTGCATAACCACCCTTGCTTGTTTTTGTAACAGTAAAATCCAATCCAGCGGTGTAATCAGTAGGCATGCTTTCTAGTTCTGGGTCCATTAATGCAGCCTTGATCAAATTAAAAATCTGGGGACTAATAACGAATCTACGAATTGGATTCTCAGGTGTTTTGTCGTCCGCTAGTGGATTCTCTCTTACAAAACCTTGGAACAAGTATGATTTCTTCTTCCAGTACTTGCGACCCATTTCTTCAAGTCCTGGATCTTTAAACCAAGTACGAACTTCTGCTAGAATAGGGCAAGCATCACCATACATTTCTACGCATGGTACTTGTACTACAACTGGCTTCGAATCTGATTGTCCTTTGATTCCTGCAAAAGGCAGACGAATCATCAATCGCTCAACCCAAAAGAATGAGTTGTTACTATTTGCGTCTGGTAGGAATCGAATTTTTGCACTAGAGCCTTCTGGAATGTTCCAGTGTGCGTAAATGGCGTTGTCGCCTTGTGATTGTCCGCCTTGTTGACGGTTTTCTTGCGCTTGTAGTTTTGCGCGAATTTCTGCTAATGAAGTGGCCATAATATAATCTCCTTAATAAATGCCATAATTGTTTGTGCCAAGATATACACAAGCATGTTTACTAGTGTATAACAATTGTATTTATGCTGTCAAAAGTTTTTTGTTTATTTTTTTATCAAACCAGACAGCCAACGGATCATTTCTATATCCTCTTGCACCACAGGTTGATCCATTGTAGTTGCACCTACCGGTTGCTGCGGCGCCGCGGGCTGTTGCGGCGCTGGTTGTGTATTAGTATTCTGCTGTTGTAACATTGTAACAAACTTTGAGCTAGTGCTCGTTCACCATTTGACATCAACCAACCAATTATTGTATTCCTAATGTCTGCATCTGGTCCTTGCACTTGCGACAACTTTTTAATAGACATTTGCAGATCTTCTGAATTTAAATCTTTAATGTCATCAATTGCGGCTATACCATCTACACCGTCCATTCCTGCTGCAATTGGCTTACTAAACAAACGCATTAAATTATCTTCATCTACATCATCAGAGTCTGAATCCCATGTGGTTTCAGTAACACCGGTCGCCCAAGATTCAAATTCAGCAGTTTCTGCTGTGTTATTTTTCTTTCTGTTTTGGTATGCTTTGTAAACATAAGGCAGTGCTTCGTTGAATCTATCATCGTAAATTTTCTTAACAAATCTTTCTCTCAGCTCATCAATGTCAATTTCCTCATCCATATTACTAGAATTTTCTAGCATATTCATTAAAAGTTCTTGACCTTGACGCCCTTGAAATTTTTTAAGATTGTCTCTTACTTCGTTATATCTATAAATTGCTGCCTCAACCATACCGGTGGTCTCGGTATCTTCAAATGTCCTGTTACGCATGCTACGAACAAAATGCCGCATTGACGCCATTTCGCTAACCATTTCGTTAATAAGTTTGCTGCCTTCGTCGCCAATGTTACCGCCATGTCTTAAATGATTTGCGATTGCTCTAGCACCATGTAGATTAGTGTGATCTAATAGGAACCTTTCTCCTATTGGGGTTTCAATAAAAACATGCTCTATTTGTCTAGCGCGATCTCCACGTTTTTCAGGATTAATTTGATCCTTGTGTTTTATGATAATTTTATGTGTTCCAACATCACCAAAACTAACACGCTTATTGTTGCCCATGCCATACAGTCGTCCTTCTGAAATGGCAAGTTCGTCTTTGTTAAAAATAGTGTCGGTTCCTGCTTGCTGTTTGATGTCTTTCAAATCCAAATTACTACGGTTGATATCTCTATTGTCAAATTTCAAACCACTTCGTCTAGCAAATTTTCGCATAGTTCTTAGAAAATCATAAAATTCTTTTTGTTGTTTATCATCCAATGCATCTGTGATATTTGACCCGTAGACAATTTTTAAATTTTTTTCATCCACAATGCTCATTGTGATGTTACCAAAGTTGTGCCCATCGGCACTAATATAATCAAAATTATAAAATCTTGCTGCTTCAGGATTTTTAGTGTCGTCACCAGATTTGTCCCCTAATCTTACAGGTTCAAATCTGCTACGTATTTTATCAAATAATTCGGATGCTATTTTATCTAGTTCGCGCATAATATATTATTTATGGTTAAATTTACCAAAGTAGGTATAACTGCTCAAGCGGACATGATTTGTTGGAACAATCCTAGTCATACCGTGCCATTGGCCTGGGCAATTTAACATTAAATAACCTGTATTCCGTATGTAAGGAAAAGTATATCTTACTTGATTGCCCTCTTTATCTAAGTAAAAAACTGTTCCTAAATCTACATTAGAATCAAGCAAATAAATTTGCATGGCCATTAAAGGATTATACTGCCTTTCTGCGCCGTCTTCGTGAATACTACAGGTGAAGCCCTCGTAGTCCATCCAGAAACTGCTCCAACAGTGTTTATACTCAAAAGTAATGTTTGCTATTTCTTCTATGTTTGTTAGAATATTATTATAGTAATTATCAATGGTAGATAACGGACTACCTGTTTTGGGTAGTAATTTTCTACGTTTCCACCCCGATTGCATTCTTTGATCTTCCCAACTATATTGCCATAGATCTTCTTTTTTTATTTCGTCTAATAGTTGTAAAGGAAGTATGTCTTCAACAAAAAATAAATTAAATTGATTATCTATTGGCGTTATCTTCATATCAATATAAACGGCATGGGTGCAATGTAATCGTCGGTACTATCTCGTAATTTTTCGTCTAATGTAGCATCAAAGCTTTGCAAGGATTGAACTATTCTTAGAGTCAACAATGTTGCAGAAACCAAATCATCTGTTTCTCCTGTTTTGGCTTCAAATCCTACTCCGTGTGCAACAAAAGTTTTTAATTCACTTATTAAATTTTTACTACATATTATCATTTTGCGATTTTCAATTAAATTTTTCATTTTAGCACAAACAGCTAATTTTGATTTATTAGTTGTAGTAAATCCTTTTCTATGTAATCTTGCCTGGCCTGCTTTAATTGGCTGACTTAAAAAAGTACCTTTGATGTTTTCTTCGCCAAATTC